AACGTTGTCCCCATTAACACCTGTGGCGACACACTTTCATATTAGAAATGGTGCAAAACAAATTAACATAAATGAGGTAACCCAAAATTTTGAATATGAGATTAGATAACGAAATAAAATTAGATTACAAAGACGTATTATTAAAACCTAAAAGGTCAACATTATCATCAAGACGTGATGTAGAAATGACTAGGTCATTTACATTTAGAAATTCTGGTGAAACATATGAGTGTTGTCCAATAATAGCGTCTAATATGGATGGTGTTGGAACCTTTAGTATGGCGAAAGTTATACAAGAGTATAAGATGATGACCACGATTACGAAGACAACAACACTAGAACAATGGAAAAAAGCAGTTGGGGAAGGTATTAAATTAAAATATCTATCAGTATGTACAGGCACAGGTAAGTTATGGGATGATGACGCTGAAGATTATTCTACAATGCAAAAAGTATTGAAGAGTTATCCAGATGTTAAATTTATTACAATAGATGTTGCAAATGGATATCATACAAATTTTTCAGATTTTGTTGGTGCAGTTAGAGAAGAGTATCCAGATAAAACTATTATTGCAGGTAATGTAGTAACTGCTGAAATGACAGAAGAACTAATTATACAAGGTGCAGACGTAGTTAAAGTAGGTATTGGACCAGGTAGTGTATGTACAACAAGAACTATGGCAGGTGTAGGTGTACCTCAATTTAGTGCAGTAGTAGAGTGTGCTGACGCTGCTAATGGTGTTGGTGGTCATATAGTTGCAGATGGTGGTTGTAATATGCCAGGAGATATTGCGAAAGCATTTGGTGGTGGTGCTCATTTTGTGATGTTAGGTGGAATGCTAGCAGGACATAATGAAAGTGAAGTAGAATTAAAAGATGGACAAAGAGAGTTTTATGGGATGTCTTCTGATAGAGCAAGAGAAGTACACGGAAAACGAAAAGATGGTTATAGAGGTAATGAAGGACGAGCAGTTATATTACCAGATAGAGGACCTGTTAAAGAAACGATAGAAGATATATTAGGAGGTGTCCGTTCAAGTTGTACATATATTGGTGCAAGACGATTAAAAGATATTCCTAAATGTGCAAGTTTTGTTAGATGTAACCAACCATTGAATACAGTATTTGAAACTTATGATAATAACGCATAATATACCTTGGGATAAATGTTTAAGTAAACAGTTATTTCCTGCCATAGAAAAAGGTTGGACTGATACAGATAAACCTGTTCACTTTTTTTGGGGTTTAGCTGGACAGAATAGAAAAGAAATACGTAAATGTATGGAGAGTGGTGAGGAATGGTGGTACGTAGATGTTGGTTATTTAACACAACAAATTACAAGATATCCAGAACCTAAAATACACGATTACGATAAGACATATTTTAGAATATGTAAAGGTAATATACACACGATTAGGTGCAAAGTTGGACCTGGTTCAAGATTACAGAAACTAGAGCATCAAGGGATTGACGTACAGTTTAAAGGGTGGAATACTGGAGAAACAACTCATATACTAGTAGCACCTTCTTCTGAAACGGTAACTTACCAAATCAATGGTATGAGCCAATCACAATGGGTTGAACAAGCAACAAAACAGATAGCAGAACATACAGATAAACCAGTTAGATTTAGAAATAAACCTAGACCTGGTAATGAGTTTTGGAATACAGATATTAAAGAAGACTTAAAAAATGCTCATTGTTTGGTAACCAATATGAGTTTATCTGCTATTGATTCAATATTAAATCAAGTACCTGTAATATGCCATCAACGAAATATAGCGTCATTTGTTTCATCAAAAGATATAAAGTTTATAAACAAACCAATGAGACCAGGACGAAAGACTATAACAGAATGGTTAAAGATGATTGCAGAAAATCAATTTACAATATCTGAAATTACAGATGGAACTGCTTATAGAACATTACGAGAACAAAACGTATGATGAATTTTTGCTGTGTATATTATGGAACAAAGTATTCATTAGATTATGTACAAGTGCTATACAATATGGTAGAAAGACATTTAACCATACCCCATAGGTTTATATGTTTTTCAGACCACGTAAAACCTCAAAAGATATTAAAAGGCGACATACAGTTTAGAAAGTTTAGATTTCACGATTATGATGGTTGGTGGAATAAAATGCAACTGTTTAGTGAAGAAGCAAACTTGGTTGGACCTTGTTTATATATGGATTTAGATGTAGTGATTTTAGATAACATTAATGAGTTAGCGACATTTGGTGATGATATGACATTTGGTGTAATAAACGATTTCAATATAAAAACGGAAGAGTATAATTCAAGTATAATGAAATTCAATAATGAAGTTGCAACTAAATTAGTATGGAATAAGTTTTTAGAAGATAAAACTGATTTAATGAAATTGCAAGGCGACCAAAACGCAATGTCCAGATTAGTTAAAGGTAGTCAATACCTAAAAGTTATGCCAGACGAATGGACATATTCTTATAAATGGCATAGTAGACAAAACCCTAGATTTCATAAAAGTGAGTGGAAGTTTGAAAAGAAAGAAAAAGCTAAAGTTGCAGTATTTCACGGTAGACCTTTACCACACGATTCAGACGAAAAATGGGTCAAGGAATTGTGGAATTAGAACAAAACAAGAACAAATATCTCTAAAAACCCAGTAAAATCAACGTAAATTAGTACTTGACAATCCCGATTATCGGTGATATAGTATACACATACTATGAAAACAAACACTATGAATAAATCAAAACAAGTAAAATTAAATGACGTTGACTATACTTTTAATGTAGTTTATTTAAGAGAATATATTGATCCAGATGACCAAGAATTCTTTTATGCATATGAAACTATCTATAGAAACGTTCCATATAAATTCAAAGACAAATTCAATACAAAATCTATGAAGATGAAAATTCTTAAATTTTGTGATTGGAATTATAAAGAACCTGCTGTTAACTTTCAAAACGTAACTAAAGTTGAATTGATAGACCAAGATGAATATTATAAAACATACGAACAAGTATTCGGTGATACTGCTAAAGATGATATGAATATGTTTAATGATTACGGTCAATCTTATGACAGACAATCTTTCAGAAAAGATTTTAATAAAGAATTAACATATAAATTAAACCCTAATAAAAGAAAAGCAGAAAAAATGAAAGGACTAAACTAATGAGTGCAACTAAAAATCTCGCTTGGGACCAAGCAACTGAATTTTTAAGTAAGATTGAAAGCAAGTTATTAGAAGGTGAAATGACTAAAGACGTTGCTTTAAAAAAACTTACTGAAACAAATTATAACATTGCAATGGAAGGAATTGATTCTTCAGATGACGCAGAAGAGTGGATTGACCTTGTTATTGCTGAAAGACAAAACGAAGTACAAAAAATGAGAGAGGACGGTACAATATGAGTAATATAACAGACCAATATATCGGAAAAGACGATATCGGTAAAAACCTATACAGAAAGAAAACTTATTATACTTTATGCATAGAACAAGATTGTCTTGCTAAAAATCAAGAAGAAGCAGACACTAAATTAAGTGATTGCGGAATTGATTATAGTAAAATTACTAAAGATATAGCAGAAGAAAAAAACGGTGTTGAAACCTATATGACAGACGCCAACTATACAGATTCAGATAAAACTGAATATGTTGCAAAAGTTGTTTATGATGACTATGACGGTTTAGAAAATGCTATAGAAAACGGTGATGTTGAGTTAGACACATACGCTTTAGAAAATGATATAGTCACAGCAGACGGTAAAGTTGTTGATAAAGAAGAATCACCACTTGATGATTTACACGAAGCATTAAACCCTAATAACAGTTATAAACTAGTAGAGAGTAAATAATGGATTTAGCACACGGATTTGGACTTATGTTTATCGGAATTATTTTAACAGTAATTGGATTTGCTGTTGCTTTATATTACGGAAGTAAATCTAATAAACCAAAAGAAGAATTAACAAGTGTTCAAAAATCATTAAGAGATTTAAATAACGGAGATACGGACTAATGAAATATAAAGAAGATAAAATATTAAATGAAGTATTAGAATATATTAAGACAACTTATTCTAAACATTATTCAACTACTAAAGAAGGTTTCCAAGTACAAGACATATTAAGACATTTAGATATAGACAAAGATTTCAGTTTATCAAATGCAATAAAATACCTTATGAGATACGGTAAAAAAAACGGTAGAAACAAATTAGATTTATATAAAGCAATACACTATATTGTTTTATTAATCAATAGTGAAGAAAACGGATCCACTTTAATGGAACCTAATATGGAAGAAATACAACAAACAATAAAAGAATTATCAGTTACAAAATGAAAAAGAAAACAAAAAAACTTATATTAGAATTATTAGATTTTTGGCCAATGACAATAGTTGTGCCAACAATGATTATTTTAATTTTAACAGCAAATATATGGTAAGTAATAAAATTATATACGATAAACTGATATTCTATTATGATGTAGATGATATGAATATAACCATTTACGGTAAAGATTGGAAACCAGTTGAGTATTTAAGTGATCCAGAAAGAAGAGAGAAAGTAAGACAGCATATATTAAAATATGATTTAACAAAAAGAATAGGAGGTAAAAAATATATGACATTATTAAATGAAAATAAAATTGATATTAATGGATTTACAAATAAATTTGATGTATTAACTTCATTAAAAGAAAACATTGAAGATGACAATAAAGATACAGCAATTGATATGGTAAATCAACTAATTGAAGTTGAAACTGGTACTAAAGAAGAGTCTGATATAGACACAATGTTAGAACTAGAAAATGAAATGAGTAGAGGTAAATAGTGCAAAATCCCGCTATAGCAGACTATCAAAGTAGTCGGAAAAGCTCACCAGCGACCCTGCTAGGGGTTCGGAAATGCAGGAAAATGAGTAAAACCAAGGTTTATTTGGGGATTGACATTTCCAGGGGTTTATGTTAATATTAACACAATTGAGAAAGGAACTTATATAATGAGTAGTGTAATATACAATAAAGAGAACATTTGGAAAGAATTTGATGTTGCAAAACAAAAAGACATTAAACTATCCAAAAAGAAAACGTTAGACGAAAAAGAAAACGATATCCATACAAACAGGTTGCAGTTTTGTAAAGAACATAAAGAACTGAACGAGAAAGACCCAGGATTGTATGATTGCAGTATCAATTGGGAAGGATTAATTAAAGCTTATTCAGACCCAAATCCAAGAGATTATTTCTATAAAAGTGTGTTCGGCAGAACTTATGCAGAACAAGTTGCTTTTGAAACTTCTGAATCCGAAGGAGATGACGGAGGAGAAGAGTCGTATTATAGAAGTAGAAGAAAGAATAGAAACTACAAAAGATAATATGCCAAAGTTTAAAGAAGTATTAGACCCACAACAAACCGTAGTTGATAATTTCCACGAGTGGAATATGAGTCAGATGAGTAAGTACGATCCAGTTATGGTTATGATGACAATATTGGGACAAACTTTGAAAATAATGAAGTCAACTATGCCTAAAAAGCATTATGATGATATAATGGATTCAGTTTATGAATCGAAAGATAGAATTGAACCATTTACTAAACCTAAATTACATTGAAGAAGGAGGATATATTATGAAAACTTTGATGTCAGTACTAGTGTTAATCTTTTTAACAACTAATGCAAATGCAAATACAGTTGTTAATGATAAAGTTAATGCTATAACAAATTGGATTGCTAGTGAGAAAGCAAAGACAATTAAATTCCAAAAAGATAATTGGAACAAGGCAAAAAATCAATGGCCTTGGAAACATTTATTCAAAAAGGAAAGTGAATAATGATTGGTGATTTTGTTTGTACAAGTGCCAATGATGGAACACATTTATTCAGACCTATTACTGCTAGAGCACATACACTCTGGCAGGAAAAAGGTTTTAATAATTATGTAATTGATAATAACGAAGATTATTACATTGTTAAAAGTGTTAATAGTCAGAAAATATGTGATGAGATACGCAAGAATAATATGGATTTTACTAGTTAGTTTATTACTAACAAATTGTGCCAACAGGTCACATACAGGTGCCGTGTTAGGTGCAACAACAGGAACAGCAGTATGTTTAGAGTACATAGGAGATAATCCTTACTTAATTGCTACGTGTGCTGTTGGAACTGCTTTTGCAGGTGCAGAAATTTTATATAAGAGTGATAAAGATGTACATAACGCTGTATTTGTAGACCATTTAAATACAAGTGGTTCTTCTTCAAGTTATACTAATTGGTATAATGCAAGAACAGGTAATAATGGAATTATACACATAACAAGGTCTTATATGGTTGGACCACTTAAATGTAAAGATTATGACCATACAGTAGATATAACTAGCCAATGGCCGTTGATTGGTATTGGTGGGGTTAATAGAAAAGTTGTATTTGGAACTGCTTGTCAGTTGCCAGATGGAAGATGGATTGAAAAACCTGAAGGAGTGAATTAATATGGATCCAAAAAATTATAAAATTTATATGTACGCAACATTAATTATGATAACAGTATTGTTATGTATGGAAATGGCTTGGGGTTGTGTAGATTGTGATTTAAATAAGAAAGCATTTAATAATAAAAATGCTCCAGTAATGGAAATAGAGTGGCATAATCCAGATGGAACTGTACACCGTAGTACTAAAGTTGTAGATGGTTCTGAAAAAATATTATATGATAATGTAAAACCAGTAACTAAAAATGATACTGAACAATTTTGTTATGTTAAAATTATTATTAAACAAGAAGCAAATGGAAACATTTCCAAAGAAGAGAAATTATATTGTTCCGATGGAAGAAGTGGTGTAGATACTCCTTCTTATTGGGAACTTTTTGCCCAGTTTTACTACCGTGATGTCTATACTCCAGAGTATTGTAGATATTATAGTCGTAAGAATCACGCTTTTAAATCGTACGGAAAAGTGTGTTTAAATGAGTACGGAGAATGGAAGGTAAAATAATGATTAAAAACTTAATCATAATTGCTCTCCTATTGGTTATTGTATATGGAGTTACTGCTGATGAATTTTTGAGCTATGCTCAATCCAGCGTTGACTTATTACAAGAACTGTTATATAATGTACAAAGGAGTGTGAAAAACTAATGAACAAATACATTAAGATTTTATCAGTTGCTGTCTTTGGTCTATTATTGACTAATTGTGCAGGTAATTATAAAATCAAAAGTGAAAAAGGTAAAGTAGTTAATACTGTTCCAAAATGGTATATGGCTGATTTTTCTGAAACTAAAGCTTGTGATGTAGCAAGATTTGGTAAAGGTAAAGAAAAGCAATGTATATTTGGAGTTGGTACTAGCGTTTCACCAGACTTGAATCTCGCAATTGAGAAAGCTAAAATGATAGCGAAAGCTGAATTGGCAGACATTATCAAAGGGGAGATGAATAAAGAGTCGAAACAATTTATTACTGAAATTGGTAAATCAAACAGTAAGAACGTTGTTAGTGAAGTAGAATCTGTATTGGTCAATATTATTAAAGATACACCAGTTAGAGGATATGAAATATTTGAGCAAGATGTAACCCTTACAAAAAATGGTTATTATAGAGCTTGGATAGGTTTGAGATTGCCGTTAGGTGAATATAATAAAATGTTCAACTACACAATTGAACAAGCTACAGACGCTTATAACTTAAAGTATCACGCTAATAAGTCATTTGAGAAACTTATGAAAAAAGAAGAGGTTTCAGATGGACAAGTTAGTAATTAAAGATATCACAGTATATACGAAACAAAATTGTGTATACTGTGTAAAGGCAAAGGCCTTGCTAAAAGGCCTTGGTCTAACTTTTACTGAAAAAAGTTTAGAAACAGATTTTAATAATGATCCTTCAAAGTTAATTGAAGACATTGGTAAGAAAGTAAGAGCAATGCCTCAAATTAAAATAGAAGGTGAACTAGTCGGCGGATATAATCAACTAATAGAATATTTTAACAATAAAGGTTTAGTAAATTTTAAAGGTGAGATTACACGTGACTAACGATAAAGACAAAGAGAAAAAAGGAAAGATAATTATTTTTCCTGAAAACAGAATTAAAAAGAAGATAACTCATCCACAAGAATCTCCATTTACAAAACGATTAAAAGAGCAACAAACAAGAGATTTTATTGAACATAGTGTAGATGATATTGGATTTGATTTATTAAGAAAATTTAGTGATATGGGTTTAAAGACTTCAAAAGAAACATTTACAAAAGACCTTGCATTGGTAATTGATTGTATAAGAGGTTTAATTTATAGAGATTTTGATATAGCACACGCCGCTCAATTAATGGCAAATAAAATGGTTGCAATAAAATTTAGTAGAGGTGGTAAAGCGAGTGCTGCCAGGATAGATTATTCAAGTTTTATGAAGAAGTCACCAAATAAACAAGTTTTTAATAAAGAATTTAAAGAAGAGTTAAACGATTTACAAGATGGATCAGATATGTTTGAATCTGATATGGATTTAAATGGGGATGATGATAAAAAATAGTTTAATGATATTAGTATTACTTGCCTTTGTAGGTTGTGCAAAAGATAAACCTACATTTAATGCTTTAGATAAATTTTTTGATTGTCTAGGCGATAGTAGCAAGTGTGAGAAATTGAAGAATTCCGTGGAGGAATAGTCCTATGCAGACTTTAAAAAGCAAATTAAAAAGGAGGAAAGAACATTATGTTTTTTTCAAAAAGAAAAGTTGCAACAGCAACTAAAGGCAGAAAAAGACTGTCTAAAACTCAAAAAGTTGTAAACTTATTTGAGAAAGGTGAGCCAGTTTCTTGGAAAGTTTTAAGAAACAGATTTGACCTACAATCACCAAGAGCGATGGTTGATAAACTACGTTCAAAAGGTCATATGATTTATATTAATAAATCATCTTCAGGTACATCTTATAGATTGGGTACTCCTACAAAAGCTATTATAGCTGCTGGGATAACTAAACTGTACGGTACTGAATACGCATATAATTAATTGCGTAATTGAATCGTAACCAATACGATTGACACAGGCGACCATATATGTATAAAATTCGCCTGTGTCTTAATAAAAGGAATTATGAAATTTGAAATTAATAAAATAACACCTCTACACGATTTATCTTGGTATATAAAATGGATTAGCTCCTTTATAATACTATCGGCAATGGCATTAACATCAATGGATGTTTATCCTTTAAATATGTACATACATTTAGTTGGTGTATCAGGTTGGTTTGTTGTTGGTATGTTGTGGCACGATAGAGCATTGATATTTTTAAATGCAGTTGCAATAGCAGTTTTTTTAATGGGTATATTAAACTATCATTTAGCAGAAGAGTGTGAGAACTGTATGATACCATTAAAATTAACTCTATGAAAACAACTGATTTAACTCCAGTAGAAATTCACAATAACATTTATTACAAAAGGGATGATTATTATGCTCCCTATGGTAGAGATAATGTTAATGGAGGAAAAACAAGACAGGCAATTTGTTTGTTTAGAGAATTAAAAGATGAAATTAAAAACAAATATAATGGTGGAGTAGTTACAGGTTCATCTGTTAATAGTCCACAAGCACCTATCATAGCGGCAGTTGCTAAAGACTTTGGTTTTAAATGCGTCATAGGTGTAGGTGGTACAACACCTAAAACAATAGACACCCACCATATGATAAGATTATCAAGACATTATGGTGCTGATATTGAAAACGTTGCAGGTCACGGATATACAGTTGCAATAGATAGTGGATTAAAAAAGAAAGTAATATCTAAAAAAGGTTATATGTTAATCAAGTTTGGTAATAGTGCTGCTACGAATCCTGAATCAATATTTGATAGTGTTGCTAATCAAGTTAAAAACATACCTGACAAGTTAGATAATATAGTAATTTCAGTTGGTAGTGGTATACAGTTTGCAGGTATAGTAAAAGGTATAGAGAAGTTTAAGAAAAAGGTAAAAAGAATTATAGGGGTCACCTTTGTTGACCGTAGTAAAAAGATTAATGAGTATTTAAATCAATTTAGTAATCTTGAATCAGGTTTTAAGAAGTTTCAAGATTATGAAATGTACAAAACACCATATCCATATTCAAAACCCATATGGGAAGATGTTGGTAATGGCTTTATTGACGATATATATGAAGGTAAAGCACATAAATGGATGAGAGAGAATATAGATACTACAAAAGAAAAGACGCTATTTTGGAGTATAGGGAGAAGATTGACAGCGGAACAAGTAGATAAGTTATATAAATAGATATATGATTAATATTAGAAATTGGAGTATAAAATGGCAGAAGAAGCAAAACAACATCCATCATTAATAAGTAAGTCTTCAATGCAAGCAATGGCAGC